ATGAAAAAGATATTTATTTTTACGCTAGCGTTATTAATAGGTATACAGGTAGTTTCTCTACCTGTTTTAGCAGATAATGACGGTTATGTTATTCCTTTTGATTCTATCGATGCTTATGCATATTTTGATTCTAAGGGTATGACTAATCATGCTACTGGTGTTGGTGTTTCAGGTCGGACTATACAGGGGGGTACTTATTCTTTGTATTGTGATTCTAAGTCAACTGTTACTTCTGGTTTCTCTTGTCGTTTTATTCAGACTGGTGCACAAGTTTCACAGTCTACAGATAGATTTGTTGCTCAATTGCCATCTATTAGTGGTAATTGGCGTTATACTGGAACTTTTGACCCTAAAGCTTTTTTATCCTTTAGTGATTATGATAATTATGTATATTTAGAATTTCTTTCCAGTCGTTCGATTTGGTCTAATGTCTATATTGGTCGTGAGACTAAAGGTGTTATAAGTAATGTTGAGTTACTTTTTGCACAGTATGTTATGTCTTATACATCTACTCCTATGTTTCATTATGCATATAGGTTTAAGCCTGGTGAGCGTATTTTCTCAATTGATTTTCCTGATTTTTCTGGTCTTACTGATTTAATTGTTGTTCCTGTACTTTTGAAACAAGAAAGTCAGTTAACTGATTTGGAGCGTTCTCGTTTTGGTTTACCTACTTCTTCAGTTAGTGCTATTAATGATTTTAAAGCTATTACAGTTAAGAAATTTGATGAGTTAATTTCTGTAATTGGTGGGTATGCTAATGATCCTAAGCTTAAAGAGTCTGTTAATAAGTTAGATAATAAGCGTGGTCAGTTTGATGATACTAATGATAAATATCAAGCTTTAGAAAATTCATTTTCTGATGATATGAATAAGAATATCGTTAATATTGATACTTCACCTAAGCTTACTACTAATAATCATTTTATTAATTCTATGAAGTTTGTTTCTGATTTATATACTCGTTTGGTTATTAATACTCCTTTTGAACAGATTCTTATGTTTTCTGCTACTCTTGGTATTGCTCTTGTTTTAATTGGAAAGTTGAGAAATAAGTGATGTTAGATTTTCTTAAAACTTTTGTAGATACTGGTTTATCTCTTCTTACGTTTTTATGGCATGCTTTAGTTTCATTGTTTAATCTATTATCTAAGCTTCCGACTTTTGTTTTATTTCTTACTAATTCTGTAGCTTTGTTACCTTTGATTTTGATTCCTTTCATTACTGCAGCTATTAGTATTTATGTTGTTTTGTTTATTGTGGGGAAAAACTAATATGTCTGATGCAATTACATTATTATTTCAGATTTACTCTCAATTTATAGATTTTGTTTTTAATAAAGCGATTATTGCTAATGGTGCTACTTTGGGTTGGATTGCTTTAAGTGTTCTTGTATTTAGTGTACTTATTAGATCACTTATGGCTGTTCCTTCTAAGTCTCAAGGTCATTCATTTGGTGATAGTCCTACTGTTAAGTATTTAAAAAAGAAAAATGGTGATTGATATGGATACTGGTTGCACAGTTACTTTTGACGGAGATCAAGGTGGTATGTATTTTGTTGATTGTGATAAGGTCAAGTTTATTAACGATAAAGATTTAACTAATACTTCTTCTGTTCATTTGTATTTGTATAAAGATAAAAATTATAATCATACAATTATCACTTTATCGCCTAGTGTTTACGCTAGTTATTATTGGTCTAATGGATACACTTCACAGACTAGATATATTACTAATGCTACAAATATTCGTTTTAATGCAATGTCAAATATTTATCGTAATTTAGATTATATTTATTTATTTGTTTGTTTTATCGTTTCCGTATATTGCTTATTTAAGATGTTAAGGGGGTTTGTTAGATGATAGATCAGATTATGGTTTTTCTTGGTAAGAATGATTATCCGTTTTTTAGTCAGTTTGTTTCTGTTGTTGTTCTTACTGTAATAGTTTTAGTTGCTCTTAATATTCTTCAATCTACTCTTTTTTGGGTAGGTGGTAAGCGATGATGATACAGGTTGTTTCTTTCGTTTTTAAGCTTATGACTGATTGGGTTAATTTGGTTACTTCATCATGGTTGTTAAGTATCTTTGTGTTGTTCAGTATTATTGCTCTTGTAGTTAATCTTGTAGTTAATAGTACTGCAAATAAACAGTAGAAAGGGGGATATCATGGAAGCTTTATTAGCTAGTATTGCACTGGTTGCTGCTGAAATTTTTAAGTATGTCGGTACAATTGCAACTACTATTACTTCTACACCATTATTACTACTTACAGTTGGTTTCTTGGTTGTTGGTGGTGCTGTTGGTATTTTCGGTCGTTTATTATCTAGAAATTAGTTAGGAGGTTGTTTTTATGGAAGGTGGTGTAGTTAATCCTATGGTTGAACTTCTTAAATCTATTGGTTATGTAGCTACTGCAATTTTTACTTATGTTGGTACTATTGCTAGTACTATTACTAGTACTCCGTTATTGTTACTTACAGTAGGTTTCTTAGTTGTTGGTGGTGCTATCGGTATTTTTGGTCGTTTGCTCTCAAGAAACTAAGTAGAAAGGTGGGAGCTTATAAAATAAGCTCCCTTTGTTTATGGATGTTGGTTTAATTATTAATTTTGTTATTAATGCTCTTAAGATGATTTATACATCTAATTTTGTTTTGATTTTCTTTTGTTTTGTTTTGGTTGATTGTTTATTTAGTTTTGTAACTAAAAGGTTAATGTGATGATTAAGTTTATTCTTATTTTGTTTTTATTAATGTTTTTGTTTTTAAAGCTTACTAATAAGTATGTTAATCCTTATAAGTTAATTATGATTTTTGGAAAAAAGGGTAGTGGTAAAACTACCACTCTTACAAAGATAGCACTTAAGGAATTAAAAAGAAAGCATAAAGTTTATTCTACTGTTGAAATTCCTAGCACTTATCTTTTTAATACTGATGACATTGGATCTATGACGTTTGAGCCTGGTTCTACTGTTCTTATTGATGAAGTCGGTATGATTTGGGACAATAGAGACTTTAAGAATTTTAAGCCACAAGTAAGAGATTTTTTCAAATATCAAAGACAATACAAACTTAAGATTTATTTGTTTTCTCAGACTTTTGATATAGATCTAAAATTAAGAAATTTAACTGATGAAATGTATTTACTTTCTAATTGTTTAAGAGTATTTTCTGTTGCCAGGAGAATTTCCAAGAAGATAACTATTAAGGAGTGTGCGGATGGTACATCAACGTTATCAGATACGTATGAATTTTATCCGTTGTTGTTTGGTGGTCTTAAATTTACTTTTATCCCTCGTTACACATCTTTTTATAAGAGTTATGATCCTAAAAAATTGGCTTATATCAATGGTACTTATTTGGAATTAAATGATATTCAAAAGAGATATTTAAGTAGTAGAAAATGGTTGTTTGATAAATTTAAAATTGGTTTTATTAAGTTTATTGATTTTCTTAAGTCTGCAGTGCGCCCACGCAGTCGCACTGCAACAAAAAAGGTAGAAGGGTAGTACTATATATGTTTTTAATTAAATCGTTCTTAAAACTCCTTTATGTGCCTTCTAAGGTTATTTATCATTTGTTGATGATTATTCTTATTCCTTTTCCAAAGTTTAGAAAAATTTTTAGTATGTGTTTTTATGTTTATAGAAGGTGGTTGTATTTATGAAATTTAAAACATGTGGTTATTTAGATAAGTTTGATACTGTTGGTGGTCTTATTAAGTCTTTAAAGCGTAGTCATTTATTAGAAGATTCTATTGTTTATGTTATTGGATATGATGAAGAGAGATTATATTCTATGTTTGATTATGATGATTTAAAGTTTTTGTTAAGTAGTTTCGGTAATAGTCCATATTATAATTGTGATCATTGTTGTGTTTCTTCTGATGTTGGTTACACAGTTGATTTTTACCAGATAATGTTAACTGATTCTTTACCTAAAGTTGGTGATTTATTTTTACATGCTTATCCACATAAGTATGAAAATACAGATAAAAAATAGTTATAATTTCGAAAAAAATTATAACGTTAGCTCTGCTAATTTTTTATATGTATTCGGCAAGCGTTAGCGCGCAAGTGTCGACATTCTTTGTAGTAAAAATAGTGAGGCTTCTATTACTTGATATAAGCCTCACTGTTCAAAGTAATAATTTTATCAAAGGTAATTTTTAGGGGGGTCTATGTTATGTGAAAGACAAGAAGTTATAAAGTATTATGATTCACGTTTGACACTCTATTCTGATGGTAAATTAGTAATTCGTGATTATGATTCTGCCATTCAAAAAATTGATGAT